ATCAACGGTGTTACGGAATGTGTTATCTTAAGAACAGACGGTCAGGTTTCTCTTTCATGGCTTCAGGCGAGACGGTTAATCAGGCAACAATATCCACAGATTCTCGATTTGGGATTTTATCCAAGTCAGGACCAGACGCCAAAAAGATGTTTACTGATAAGGTCGTACCCATTTCCGTTAATTACCCGTTCTTTTTCAAACCAATCCAGGACGGTATGGACAGGCCGAAGACGGAACTCGCGTACAGGGTCCCGGCGTCGAAGTTTACCAGAAAGAAACTTGACACCAACGAGAAGCTACAGGAGATCTCCGGTCTTGACACCACGATCGACTGGAAGAACACAGGGGACAACTCGTACGATGGTGAAAAATTAAAGCTACTAGTACACGATGAGAGTGGAAAGTGGGAAAGACCTACAAATATATTAAACAACTGGAGGGTAACTAAAACTTGTTTAAGACTAGGTTCTAGAATTATAGGTAAGTGTATGATGGGTTCAACATCAAACGCTTTAGATAAAGGAGGAGAGAATTTTAAAAAACTATATTATGATTCAGATGTCACAAGCAGAAACGCCAATGGACAGACTCGTTCAGGACTCTATAGTTTGTTCATACCTATGGAATGGAACTACGAAGGATACATTGATTCTTATGGATTTCCTGTATTCAATACGCCGAGAAAAGCAATTGAGGGACCGCAAGGGGATTTAATAGATCAAGGTGTTATTGAGTATTGGCAAAATGAAGTTGATGGTTTAAAAAGTGATCAAGATGGTTTAAATGAATACTATCGTCAGTTTCCAAGAACAGAGCAGCATGCTTTTAGAGATGAAACAAAGCAATCTTTATTTAACCTTACTAAAATATATGAGCAAGTAGATTATAACGAGGACTTAAGAAACAGCTCTATCGTTACTACAGGTAGCTTTCAATGGGAAAATGGAATTGTAGATTCGAAAGTTTTATTCATGCCTAATAAGAATGGCAGGTTTAAAATTACTTGGGTTCCACCAATTGAATTGCAAAATAGAGTAATAACAAAAGGTAACACAAAATATCCAGGTAATGAGCACTGCGGTGCATTTGGATGTGACAGCTACGATATATCAGGTACAGTTGGGAATAGAGGATCTAACGGGGCTTTGCATGGTTTAACTAAGTTTAGCATGGAAGATGTTCCGCCTAATAGATTCTTTTTAGAATATATAGCTAGACCGCAGACTGCTGAAATATTTTTTGAAGATGTACTTATGGCTTGCGTATTTTATGGTATGCCAATACTCGCAGAAAATAATAAACCTAGATTACTGTATCATTTTAAAAGAAGAGGGTACAGAGGTTATTCAATGAATAGACCAGACAAAAAATACAACAAATTATCAATAACTGAAAGAGAGATAGGTGGAATACCAAACTCAAGTGAAGATATTAAACAAGCTCATGCTGCCGCTATAGAAACTTATATAGAAACTTTTGTTGGTCAAAATGAAGCTGGGTATGGTGATATGTATTTTCAAAGAACTTTAGAAGATTGGGCTAAGTTTAATATTAACAATAGAACAAAGCACGATGCATCCATAAGTTCAGGTTTAGCAATAATGGCTTGTAATAAAAACCTATATGCGCCAGGTAGCCCTGTGCATAAAAAAATATATAATTTAGGAATTAAAAAGTTTGACAATAGAGGTTCTATGTCTAAAATAATAAAATAAATGAAAATATACACAAACAATAACAGTGCGTTTCCAAGCCAAATTGTAAGTAATGAGGAAAAAGCAAGTAGAGATTACGGTCTACAAGTTTCTCAAGCTATCGAGCAAGAGTGGTTTAATCAGGGCAGGTCTGGTGGTAATAGATACTTAACAAATTGGAATAATTTTCATTCACTTAGATTATACGCAAGAGGTGAACAACCTGTACAAAAATATAAAGACGAGTTATCTATAAACGGTGATTTGTCATACCTTAATTTAGATTGGAAGCCTGTTGCTGTAATAGCAAAATTTGTAGATATAGTTGTTAATGGAATGGCTAATAAGTCATACGACATTACAACATTTGCGCAAGATCCTTTTTCTGTTAAAAGCAGAACAGATTATGCAGCTGCCGTAGAGCAAGACATGAATACCAAAGAAGCTTTGATTAATATTAAAGAAAACATAGGTATGGATTTTTCTTTAACAGGTAATATGGAAGCACTACCTGAAAGTAGAGAAGAGTTGGACTTGCATTTACAAATGACTTATAAGCAAAATGTTGAAGTTGCAGAAGAAGAAGTTATAAATAATGTTTTATCATTTAACAAGTATGATGAGATTAAAAAAAGAATAGCTTATGATTTAGCTACTATTGGCATTGGAGCTAATAAAACTAGGTTTAACAAGGCTGAAGGTATAGTTACCGAATATGTAGATCCAGCGTGTATGGTTTACTCTTACACTGAAAATCCAAACTTTGAAGATATATATTATGTAGGCGAGGTTAAATCAATATCGTTACCTGAACTTAAAAAAGAGTTCCCGTATATTTCAGAAGATGAGTTGCGAAGAATACAAGAAACGCCTAACAATAGACAGTATGTAACAGGATGGGGTAACTACGATGAAAACACTGTCCAAGTATTGTATTTTGAATACAAGACTTATATGGATCAAGTTTTTAAAATAAAGAAAACAGATCAAGGATTAGAAAAAACATTAGAAAAGCCAGATACTTTTAATCCACCTGAAAATGATAATTTTGAAAGAATATCTAGAACAATAGAAGTATTGTACACTGGAGCAAAAGTGTTAGGTACTGATCATTTGTTAGAATGGAAGATGGCTGAGAACATGACCCGTCCAACCGCAGACACAACAAAAGTAGTAATGAACTACTGTATATCTGCGCCTAGAATGTATAAAGGAAGAATAGAATCCATAGTAAGTAAGATAACTGGATTTGCTGATATGATCCAATTAACGCATCTTAAGCTACAACAAGTAATGTCTAGAATAGTACCAGATGGTGTATTTTTAGATATGGATGGTTTAGCCGAGGTTGATTTAGGTAATGGAACCAATTACAATCCAGCCGAAGCTTTGAATATGTATTTTCAAACAGGTTCTATTGTCGGTAGATCACTTACTCAAGATGGTGAATTAAATAGAGGTAAAGTTCCAGTACAAGAATTGTCAACATCGTCAGGTCAGGCTAAAATACAAAGTTTAATTGGTACATACCAATATTACCTACAAATGATACGGGACGTTACTGGTTTAAATGAAGCTAGAGATGGTAGTGCGCCTGTTAAAGACTCGCTTGTAGGGTTACAGAAGATGGCCGCTAACGCGTCTAATATTGCAACTAAGCATCTACTAGATTCTTTGTTATATATAACCATTAGAACTTGCGAAAACATTAGCTTAAAAGTTGCAGACGTTTTACAAAATCCTTTAAATGAAAACGCATTAACTAATGCTATAAGTACTTTTAACACCAAAACACTAGAGGAGCTAATAAACTTACAGATACATGATTTTGGTATATACTTAGAGTTAGAACCTGAGGATGAAGAAAAAGCTGTTTTAGAGCAGAATATACAAATGGCTTTACAAACAGGAGCGATTGCACTGTCCGATGCTATTGACATTAGGCAAATAAAAAACTTAAAGTTAGCAAATCAATTTTTAAAACTTAGACAAAACCAAAAAATAAAAAGAGAGCAAGAGCAGCAACAAGCCAATATACAGGCTCAAGCTCAAGCAAATGCTGAGGCTGCAGAAAAAGCGGCAATGGCTGAAGTACAAAAACAACAAGCACTAACGCAGGAAAAAGTTAGTATAGAGCAGGCTAAGTCGCAGTTTGAAATACAAAGAATGCAAACAGAAGCTCAAATAAAAAGAGAGCTAATGGCTGAAGAGTTTCAATACAATATACAACTGGCTCAGGCTCAGATGGGTGCAGTGAAAGCAAAAGAGCAAGAAATTGAAGATAGAAAAGATCAAAGAATAAAATTGCAAGGAACACAGCAATCTGAATTAATTAACCAAAGACAAACAGAAGGATTACCTAAGAATTTTGAATCATCTGGTAATGATGTTTTAGGTGGGTTTGGTTTAGAAGAATTTGGTCCTAGCTAAAATTACAAACAATTATTTAATTATATTATATTATGTCAGAAGTAAAACAAGAAGGAGATTTTAAAATTAAATCTCAAAAAACAAGTCCTAAAAAGTTAGGCAATCAATCTAACGAAATAACCAAAGTCAATTTAAAAGAACCGCTAGTAGATGTACCGGACGCTGTTACAAAAGTAGTGATTCCAAAAGAAGAATTAAATCAAGATCCAGATGCCATTCAAACACAAGAGACAAATGATAGCGATGCTGTTGTCAAAGAACCAAAAAACAGTGCAGACAGCAAGACAGTGGTTGAAGAAATACGGAAGCCCGAAGAAGAAATAAATTCGCCTATACAATTAATTGAAGTAGATGATGCGCTGCCGAATGATCAATTGCAAAAAGCTACTGAAGAGCCTAAGCAAGTGGCTGAGCAAAGAGTACTACCTGAAAATATTGAAAAGCTTGTTGCTTTTATGGAAGAAACAGGCGGGACAATAGAGGACTATACAAGATTAAATGCGGATTACACGAACATCGATGATACCGCACTATTAAAAGAATACTATAAAAAAACAAAACCTTATTTAGAATCAGAAGATATTAGTTTATTATTAGAAGACTACGATTATGATGAAGACATAGATGAGGAAAGAGATATACGCAAAAAGAAAATTGCGTTCAAAGAAGAAGTTGGAAAGGCTAAAAGCTTTTTAGAAGAAACCAAGAGTAAATATTACGACGAAATCAAGTTGAGACCCGGCGTAACTCAGGAGCAACAGAAAGCTGTAGATTTTTTCAACCGATACAACGAAGACGCTAAAATAGCGGAACAACAGCATGCGGATTTTACATCCCAAACTAATAAATATTTTACTGAAAATTTCAAAGGTTTTGATTTTAATGTCAGTGATAAAAAATTTAGGTACGGAGTTCAAGATCCTGCTAAGGTAGCTTCAGAGCAATCAAGCATTAACAACTTTATAGGTAAGTACCTAGATAAAAAAGGTAATGTATCTGATCCTCAAGGCTATCACAAAGCTATTTTTATGGCTACTAATGCAGACAAAATTATTAATCATTTTTATGAACAAGGAAAATCTGATGCTACCAAAGATATTATTGGTAAATCAAAAAATCCTAGCTCTCAACCAAGACCATCTAATGGTTTTATTAATGGTTTAAAAGTTAAATCTGTAACTAGTGGTTCTGATTCTTCAAAATTAAAAATTAAAAAATTTAACTAAAAAACAATTATTATGAGTTTAACTCCTCAATTTGGGTCATTAGTCCCATCTCAAACACAACAATTGCTATCCACAAACTATTTGCAATTTAATGCAGCTGGTGGTGGTGGTACTTTCGCGCAACAATACTTGCCGGAAATTTATGAACAAGAAGTAGAGCGTTATGGAAACAGAACGTTATCTGGATTCTTAAGAATGGTTGGCGCTGAAATGCCAATGACTTCTGATCAAGTAATTTGGTCTGAACAAAACAGATTACATATATCTTACCAAGGTATAGGTATCGCAGCTAACGTTGGTACTACTAACGTAATTACTGTTGCAGCTAATGTAAACAACGTTGTATCTATCAACGATACTGTTGTACTTTTAAATCCTGTATCAGGAGCTGAAGTTAAAGCTATCGTAACAGCTACTGTGCCTGGAGCTGGTGGAAACTTTACGGTTGCACCTTTTAATGGAGCTGGATTAGTTACTCAGTTTGTAGCAGGAGTTACAGCAGTTGGAGCAATACCTGGATTAAAAGTATTTGTATATGGATCTGCTTACACAAAAGGAACTAGTTTAGGTACTGGAGCTGGAAACTCTGCAGCACGTATCAGTGTTGACCCTCAGTTAACTCAGTATTCTAACTCTCCAATTATTATTAGAAGCCAATACCAAGTATCAGGTTCTGATATGGCTCAAATCGGTTGGGTAGAAGTTGCTACTGAAGACGGAACATCTGGATATTTATGGTACTTAAAAGCTGAGTCTGAAACTAGATTACGTTTTGAGGACTACTTAGAAATGTCTATGGTAGAAGGTGAGTACAATCAAATCGCTGCAGGGGTAAATGCTTCTACAGGATTACCTGGAACTCAAGGTTTATTCTCAGCTATTCAAACTCGTGGTAATGTAGAAGTAGGATTTACTGCTGCTGCTGGACTTGACGAATTTGATGCTATCTTAAAGAACTTAGATACTCAAGGAGCTATTGAAGAGAACATGTTATTTTTACAAAGACAAACGTCTTTAGATTTTGATGATATGTTAGCTGCAATCTCTGGAGGTGCTCAAGGTGGTACTGCTTATGGATTATTCGAAAACTCTGAAGAGATGGCATTGAACTTAGGTTTCTCTGGTTTCAGAAGAGGTTCTTATGACTTCTACAAGACTGACTGGAAATACTTAAACGATGCTTCTACTCGTGGAGGTGTTGATGGTATTAGCTCTATCGAAGGTGTATTAGTACCTGCTGGAACTTCTACAGTATATGATCAGATTTTAGGAACTAACATCAGAAGACCTTTCTTACATGTAAGATATAGAGCTTCTCAATCTGATGATAGAAGAATGAAGTCTTGGTTAACTGGTTCAGCTGGAGGCGCTGCAACATCTGATTTAGATGCTATGCAAGTTAACTTCTTGTCTGAAAGATGTTTAGTAACTCA